GGATATATATGTAATGCAGGAACAGTAGCAACAGCAGGAGCTTTAACTGACGCACCAAAAGTTCTACACGCAAGATTAACTGATTATGGTACTTTGCCTTATTTTAAAGGAATGACAAATCAAACTACTTATGGTTTTAATGCAATAGCAATGAATACAGTAGAAGTAGAAATGTATAACAGCTCAGGCACTCAAATAGGTTTTTTTACAATGACACCTACTACTTCAAATGGTGGTGGTGCTTCAACAAATTTATCAGAAGCCAATTTAATATATATAGGTTGCTTCCCTGCAAACTTTGATGGTGCAGGATATTCTGATTGGACTACACATAAAGCAAATTGCGCCTATTATACTTTACGACCTGAGAACACATCAGGCATACCACTTGGTCAGGAATATAGAATAAATATTATATGCGATAATGGTAGGGGTTATGAGGGTATCAGGTTAACTTGGTTAAACAAACACGGAACTTGGGATTACTATACATTTAATAAAAAGTCAGTTAGAAGTCTTAGCACTAATAGAAAGACTTACACTCAACTGAGTGGTACTTGGAATGAAGCTACATATAAATTACACGGCTCAACAGGAGGTCGTAAGAATTATAAAGTAGATACAAAAGAAAAAATCAAAATGAATACAGATTATATTTCAGAGGACGAATCTGTATGGCTAGAACAACTAATAAACAGTCCTGAAGTTTATATTTTAAATGGCTATCAATCTGATGTAGGAGGTACTTTAAGAAGATATGTGCAACCTGTAACGCTAACAACATCAAGTCATACTAGAAAGACCGTAGCTAATGATAAGCTCATTCAATATACTTTTGAAGTAGAAAGAACTAAGAACCTAAGAACACAGTCTGTATAATGAGTGTACAACTTATAATATCACCTCAGAGTGCTGTATCAGCTACAACATCAACTTCATCAACTTCAACAACAGAAGATACTTCATTAAATTTTATTGTAGATGGTGAGACTTTTTCATCAATTAACACTTCCTCAACCACAGAAGTAGCTACTGACCCTTTTGGTATATATACTAACTCAGTTTTAGGCTCAGGTAGTGCAGCAGTAAATGCAGTTGCACCCAACACTTGGTATAGATGGAGATACCCTGATACAGGCACACAACCTGATTACCCTGTGCAGAGCGGAAGTAATTTACTACTAAATAACAACACTACTCTATCAGGAACAACTAATGGATTTTATCAGAGAGTACAATTGCCAAGTGCTACACTTTCAGGTAATCATTGGTTTAGATTACATATAAGAGCAAAATCAGCAGGTTCTTCTGAATTGAGATTAAGGCAGTACAATACGACAGCTTCTAACTTTAATCATATTGGGAATAATGCTTTTCTATTTACAAGTTCTAATTTTGCTACAAAAACTTTTGATTTTGAACTCCCTTCTTTTGCTGACCAAACTTTGTTTTTTCGCATTGAAGGTGACCCTGAATTAGAAATAGAATATATTAGAGTACACCCATTAATAACAACTACAACTACAAATAATTTTGTTGATATTCATAATCAAGTAATATTAGACCTATATGAAGATGAAACAATACCTTTAACTTTAAGTGTTGATGACTTTAAAGATGTAGCTACTAAAACGCAATCTTATTCTAAAGCGTTTCATTTACCTGCTACTAAAAAAAATAATAGGGTATTTGGAAACTTATTTGAAGTTACAAAAGCAACAGGGGATTATACTTTTAATCCGTATAAAAAGACATCTGTAATGTTAAAGGAAAATGGCTTCATAGTCTTTGAGGGCTTTTTAAAACTAATTGATATTGTAGATAAGAAAGGTGAAATAAGTTATAATGTAAACTTGTACTCAGATTCAGTAGCACTTATGGACGCTATGAAAGACTTAACATTTGCAGACTTAAATCTTTCAGAATTAGACCACGATTATGATTTAACTTCAATAGAAGCAAGTCAAACAGGTGCTTTACCTTTATTAAATGCATTACAAGCTGATAGTTTTGCAGGAGCAGCAGGAGATACGACTACTTCTGTTTTAAAGTACCCATTTTTAAATTGGGCAGGTAGTATTAGAAGGAACGCAACATCAGGACAAGTGAGTGACGGAGCAACAGCAAATAGACCATCATTAAAAAGACTAGAAGATGGATTTAGACCTTTTATAAATGTAAAGTATTTAGTAGATAATATATTTAAAGACGCAGGGTTTACATACTCATCTGCATTTTTTGACAGTTCATATTTCAGTAATTTATATATGGATTTTAATTGGGGTGAAGAACCTGACGGTGCAGCACCTTTAAGAAATGACTTTGTAAAAAGAAAATCAGACACTTCAGCTTCACTAACATATGTTGCTGAATCTCCTAATTGGACGAATGTACCTGTAAATTTAGACAATGGTAGTGGTTCTCTTGATTTATGGAATAACTCAAATTATTCTTTTGTTTCAGATGTAAACAATTTACATTGTACAGGGTGGTTTAAGATAGAAGTAAAAAATAAATGTGGTTTAAATTGGGATAATTGGACAGTTGATATGAGAATTTGTGTATTTAATTCAAGCGGCTCTGTTATAGAAACTATTGCATTTAAATCAGTTTTGATAGACCGATGTAAAAATGATTCTTTGTCAGGAAGTTTTGATGTTGTATTAAATAGTGGGGATTATATTCAAATGGAGGTACAGACATTTAATAGTGATAACGACATATATATATCAGACGATTGGCCGTGTTATTTAAACATAACTTATAACAACAATTCAGTACAAGTTCCTACTCTATTAGATACAGCTAGAGGTGAAATGGTACAATGGGATTTCTTAAAAGGGTTGTTTACAATGTTTAATCTTATAACATTACAAGATAAACAAAATCCTTCTAACATACTTATTGAACCTTACAATGATGTTTTTAAAGATGATGTTACTGTATTAGATTGGACGCATAAAGTAGATGTTTCAGATATTAAATTAAAAGCATTAGATTTAAAAAAGAGGGTTGTTTTCAAATATGAAGAAGATGAAGATGATTATCCTTTTAGAGTGTATAAAAATGCAACAGGTGGGTATTTGTATGGAAGTTTAACGCTTGATTCTTCACAGCTAGATTTGTTATCAGGTGAAGATGAGGTTATTGCTAGTCCTTTTGCTGCTACAATTATGAAACCTTTGTTTGACGATACACCTGAATTGACAGCACCTTCTATTTATGGTACAAATGAAGAAGTTACTGAATTTGGTTCTATTAAAAATCTTCCTAGAATTTTATTTGATACAGGAGTATATACAGCTTCAGATACTTTTTATGTTCCTTCCCAAAACGGAGTTAGTGGTGATAATAAATCTGCTTACAGTTTGTTTTCTCATACTTCTACTGTACCTGCAACTGCAAATGATGACGATTTAAACTTTGGAGCTTGTCAGTTGATAGGAATAGGCGTATCACCTGTAAACAATCTTTATTCTACTTACTATGATAGATACTTTCAGGAGCTTTACAGTCCTGATGTAAAATCTATGACACTAAAAGTTTTATTAACTCCAAACGATATTGCGAATTTCAACTTCTATGACAAAGTATTTATCAAGAATAGAGAATATAGAGTGGACAAAATAAACTACAAACCAAATGATTTATCAACTGTGGACTTTATACTTATAACATAATGGATTATAAAAAAGGATTTAAAGTAAAACCAAAAGAAACTAATAGACTTGGTGAAGTAACTTTTACTGATGGTACTCACGACTTCCCACCAAATCAATTACAATGTGAAGCGTACGGCTATAAGTACGATAAGACATTAGGAGTTTGCTCTGCTTTTAAATATAATAATAAAGTAAATGCACTACTTAATAATAAATCTAATAATGTAAGGGGTGGTGAAGCTTTAGTAGGAACAGAAAACTCACTTTTAAATGGTGAAGGTAATATAACAAAAGGGGATAATCGTAACGCTTTTATTACAGGACAAGAAAATGAAGTTGAAAAAGGAGTAAGCAACACTTCAGTTCTAGGTGGTAAAATGGGTAAAGCAATAAGAGATGGTGAAATAGTCTTAGGTGGTGGTTCTTTTAATTTAGGGGCAGGTTATACACAAAGCTCTAAGATTCAATTGAGTGGTAAAACTACAGACGCAACTCCTACAAACTTAACAGTACAAGATATAGTAGGTTCATATATTACACTTCAAACAAACAGCCTAGTTGGATATGAGATTTATATTACTCGTTTAGAAACAGGAGGTACTTCAGGAACGGCAGGAGATTTCAGTTATAAAGTTAGGAGGGGAGCAGTTAGATGTAATGATTCAGGAACAATTGACATTTATACATTTAACACTAAAACAATAGCAAAAGATGGTGCTACAGCTAGTTTTCAAGTAGTAGATAGTACAACAGATGGAATACCAAGTATAACAATAGAAGTAACTGACAGGGCTAATGTAAACAACCTATGGTCAGTAACAATTTACTTACACGAATTAAGAACAAATATCGCATTTTAAAATGGCAAATGAAATAGTAGAATTAGAAGTAAAATCAAACATTGGTGAAGTTACTGATGGTATTGATAAGGCAACAGCAAGTACTAAGAAACTTGATGACGCTACACAAAAGGGTGCTAAAGGATTTAAAGGAATAGGAAATGCTGTAAAAGGAGTTGGTACGGCTTTAAAAGCAGCAGGAATAGGTTTAGTTGTTGCATTATTTGTTACACTTAAAGAAGCTTTAGAAAGAAACCAAAAGGTAATGAATACAGTCAATACGATTATGACTACTGTATCAACTACATTTAATCAAGTAGCAGATGTTCTTGTTGATGTATATAATTGGGTTACAAAATCTTCAGACAGGTTTGACGGATTAACTAAAGTTATTAGTGGTTTAATGACAATAGCCTTAACTCCTTTGAAATTATCTTTTTATGCTATTAAGCTAGGAGTTCAATCTGCTATGTTAGCTTGGGAAGATAGTTTTTTTGGTGGAGGTGATGAAGGAAAAATAGCAGAACTAAGAGTTAGTATAGCTGAAACAGCAAATGATATTAAAGAAGTAGGATTAGCAGCTATTGATGCAGGAAAAGATATTGGTAATAATATAGGTGATGCGATTGGTGAGATAGGAGCTATTGGAGAAATAGCAATAGATGGTATTTCTAAAATAAGTATTAAAGCAAACTATGAACAAGCAAAAGCAACAACTGCTGCTCAGAATAGTTCAAAACTAGCTGAAGCAGCAATACAAGGACTTATTGAAAAATATGATAGACAAGCAGAATTACAAAGACAGATAAGAGATGATGAAACTAAAACTTTTGCTGAGAGAATAGCTGCAAATAAAGAGTTAGGAAGGATATTAGAAGAACAGGAAACAGAGATGTTAAAATTAGCAGATACTAGAGTTGCTTCTGCTGCACTTGAATTAGCTGCTAATAAAGACAATATAGATTTACAAGTAGCTTATCAACAAGCGTTAAATGATAGAGCAGGAGTTGAAGCACAAGTAGCAGGTTTCAGAAGTGAACAAATGACTAATGAAGTTTCTTTAAATAAAGAATTAGCAGCTGTAAAGAACGAACTAATGTTAGAGGGGTTACTTGGTATGGAGTTGGAGTTAGAGGAACTGAGAGTAGCTTATGAGGAAAAGAAAAGACTAGCAGAATTATCAGGTGCAGATATGACTGCAATTACTGAAAAATACGAAAGCGAACAAGCTAAAATAAAGAAGTCATACGAAAAGAAAAAGGAAACTTTTGCTAAAATGTCAGCTGAAGCTCAACTTGATATTATGAGCCAAACAGCAGGGAATATGATTAAGATATTAGGTGAAGAAACAGCAGCAGGAAAAGCTATGGCTGTTACACAGGCTACTATTGATACTTATAAAGGTGCTACAGCAGCTTATGCTTCTATGGCAGGTATTCCTGTAGTTGGACCTGCATTGGGTGCTATTGCAGCAGGAGCAGCAGTTGCTTCAGGTTTAGCAAATGTAAAAGCTATTTTAGCAACAGGAGGTGGTGGTGGTTCTGCTCCAAGTGGTGGCTCTGTACCTACAGCAGGTGCTGAAGCTCCTGCCCCTGAAATGATGTCAGGAGCATTTGAATTAGGAGGTGGTCAAGCACCTGAACCTGTTAAAGCGTATGTAGTAACAGATGAGATGTCAGATAGTCAAGACCAATTAGCAAATATTAGAAGAAGGGCAACAATCTAAAATCAAATAAAGCAATAAATAATCTATTATATATTACAACCTTAAAATAAATACTATGAACAAGCCAACACCAATAGGAAAGAAAACATTTGCAGAATACGAAAAAGAAGTAAACGATTATAAAGAATTTAACTTAGGTAAAGTTGAAAAAGTTGAGTTAGGTTTAGTAGATGATTTAGAGAAAATAATTCAGAATACAAACTCAGAATACAAAACAATGCTAAAAGAAAAAGATAAATTCTTTAAAGCAAATGATGATTTAAAAAAGGTAGCAAACAAAGTATTTGAAGGTGAACAAAAAATACTTACACTTAGAGATAAATTAGTTAAGGCAGTAAAAGATTTAGGTGTTGAAAATCCTGATATTGTAACACGAGCTGAAAAACTTGCAGCGATATATTTTAAAGAAGCAGATATGATGTTAAAAATAGCAAAATATTAATATGAAACCTAAAACTAAAATAGTAGAATTAGTAATTTCAGACGAAAACGAAGCTCTAACTATTGACGCTATTTCGTTAGTTACTTCACCTGCAATAGAACAAGACTTTGTTTATTTCTCAAAAGAGAAGAACAATTTAACTTTTGCAAAGGTAGATGAAGAAAAAAGAGAATTAATTTCTCCTGCTTTGATTCCTAACAAACAAATATTTAGATATGATCCTAATACTGATAGTGAATATTATGTTTACTTTTCTAAAGAAACAGTAAAAAAAGCTTCACATTTATATTTGAAACATAACAATCACCATAAAGCAACTGAGCAACATACTGATAGAGTTTCAGGAGTTCTTACAGTTGAAAGTTGGATTAAGGAAGGTGAACAAGATAAGTCTAATTTATACGGCTTTGACTTGCCAATCGGCACTTGGTTCGTGAAAATGAAAATAGAAAATGATGAGGTGTGGAACAAGATTAAAGATGGAACTTTGAAAGGTCTTTCAATCGAGGGGTATTTTACTAATAAATTTGAACAAATGAATAAGAAAGAATTTACAACAGAAGAAGTTAAGACTGCACTAAAAGAATTGTTAAAACCTAAATTAAGTAAAGTTAAAAAGATTAATTTTAATACACAAAAAGAATTATTTGATTTGTTAGATAAATTTTGGAAAGATTTTGACAAAGCAGTTTTGCCTTTTGAAAAAGTAGAAGGCACTTTGAAGGGAATGATTAAAAGTGCAGAAAAAGCAAAAACAACTGCTAAAGAATATATAAAAAAAGCTGACCAATTTAATAAGCAAATAAAAGAATTAGGAGTATCTGAAAAAGAAGCAAAAGCAGGTACATATATAAAACAAAAACAAGAAGATATAAAAAGTGCAGATAATTGGATAAGAGTTATAAAGAAATTTATAGCTGATGCTAATAATGTAGATTAATAAAACTATAATATGAAACCAACACAAGAACAAATACTAAGTGCTTTAAACAAGCTAATAAGAGAAAACAAAACTGAACTTAAGACTGAGAAGGTTGAGTTGAGTGTTGTTAATGATTTGAAAGTTATTTTAAAATCTTCAGAAAAATTAAAAAAAGAAAGTAAAGCAAATTTGAAATCAGCAGAAAGTTTTAATAAGCAATCTGTGCAGTTATTAAAAAAACAAGAAACTTTAGATAAGGAATTAGTTAAAGCTGAAAAATCAGCAAAAAAAGTATATAATGAATTTATTAGTGGTGCAAAAGAATTAGGTGTAGACCCTAAAGATAGTCCTGCTTTTAAAATAAATGAAGAAATACTTTCAAATTTATTATTATCAAGTACTGAAGATGATATTAAAAGTGTTTTAACTATGAGGTTAAAGTAAAAATCAAACAAACTAAATATTAATCTATTATATACTATGGAACTAAAAGAACAAATCTTAAAAGCACTCGGACTTTCTTCAGAAGTAAAGTTTGAAGTACAAGCAAAATTAGTGGACGGAACAATTATCGTATCAACAGCAGACGCTTTAGCTGAGGGTGTAGATATTTCAGTTCTCACAGAAGATGGAACTACTATTGAATTACCTATTGGTGAGTATGAAACTGAAGATGGTGTAACTTTTGTAGTTGAAGAAGCAGGTGTTATTGCTACAATAGGTGAAGCTGAGGTTGAAGAAGAAGCTCCTGCTGAAGAAGAAGAAGTTGTTGAAGCAGCAGAATTATCTGAATTTGATTCATTAGAAAAGAGAATAGCAAACTTAGAAGTTGTTATTGCTGAATTGAAAGGTGATACAGAAGTAGAAGAAGAAGAATTAGCAGAGGAAACTACTGAAGAAACTACTGAAGAAGAAATTACTGAACCTTCAGAAAACCCTAGAACTGTAACAACTAAGACTACAGAAGTAGTTGAATTTTCAGTAGAAGAATTAAAAGCTGAGAATGAAAGATTAAAAACTGAATTAGCTAAACAACCTGCGGGAACTCCTGTAAGTACTAATAAGTTTACTGAAACAAAAAGAACGGTATCTAAAACTGACTTAAATAAAATGTCGGCACAAGAGCGTTTCTTATATAATATAAATAATAATTAAAAAATAAAAAAAAATGGGTTTATCAATCACATCAAACTATGCAGGTAAAGACGCAGGAATATTTATTTCAGCTGCTTTAAAATCTGCAAAATCATTAGAGTTTTTAACTGTAATGGAAAATGTTAAGTACAAAGCAAATGTAAAAAAATTAGCAGGTGCTTCTTTAATTGCTGACGCTACTTGCGACTTTACTGACGCAGGAACTTTAACACTAACTGAAAAAGTATTAACTCCAAAAGCTCTACAAATCAATGTAGACCTTTGTAAAAAAGATTTACTAGCTTCTTGGGAAGCAAATCAAATGGGTGCAGGAGCTTGGAATAGAGAATCTTCTGACTTTAACGCTTATGTTATGTCTTACTTAGCTGCTTCTATTTCTGATGGAATTGAAACTTCTATATGGTCAGGTGCTGACGCTACAGGAGGACAATTTGAAGGATTCTTAACTGCTACAACAGGACAATTTGCTGTTGATGGTACAGTTGGTACTTCTACTGCTACAGCTGCTTATACTGCTCTTAATATTATAGAAAACTTACAAACATTAGTTGCTGATATTCCTGCTGCTGTTTACGGAACTGAAGATTTACATATCTATATGAACCAAAAGACTTACAGATTTTATGTTTCTGCTATTTCTACTTTAGGATATGTTAATGCTTACAATATGAATGGTGATTACGCTCCAATGTTTGAAGGTGTTAAACTTGCTGTAACAAACGGAATGCCTGATAACCAAATGGTAGCTGCTCAAAAATCTAACCTATTCTTTGGAACTGACTTGCTTTCAGATGTAGAAGTTAAGTTTTTAGATATGGGTGCTTTAGATGGTTCAGATAATTTAAGAGTTATCGCAAAATATACAGGAGGTGTTCAGTTAGGAGTAGGTGCTGACATTACACACCAATCGTAATAAAATAAATAAAACGGAAGTAGTGTAAAAGCTACTTCCTTAACCAAAAAAAAACAATGCGTATGTTTTGTACAAGTATTACACGAGGTAGGGGGCTTGACTGCTCAAGAAGTTTAGGTGGCGTAAAGAATCTTTACCTAGGCGTATATAGTGAATTTGATTCACCAACAGATGGAACAGGTATTGCGATAGTTAATGCTGAGGTTACTGATATCGAAATGTCAGATAATACACTTTATAGATATAGTTTACCAAAAGGTACAGGGAGTGTTTCAGAAACAGTTAATGGTTCTACTGAAGCAGGAACGATTTATTACACACCATCTATTACAGTTCAATTAAACAAATTAACTAAAGAGGACCAAAATGAGTTGAAAGCTTTAGCTCAAGCTAAGTTAGTTGTATTTGCAGAATTAAACCAAAGAAACTCAGCAGGGAATAATGTTATTCTTTGTTTAGGTGTTAAGAATGGTATGCATTTAAATGCAGGTACTAACGCTTCAGGAGCTGCTTGGGCAGACCGTAACGGTTACGAGTGGACACTTGACGGACAGGAGCAAGAACCAATGAGTGTAGTTGCTGATTATACTTCACAGCCGTTTGATAACGCTGCATTTACAATGGGTACAATAGTTACATCATAATTTTCTTTTCATATTTTCTTGATTTGGGTGGGCTTTTGCTCACCTTTTTCTTTTTAAATCCTTTTTAATACAAATAAATTCAACTATTTTCTATTATATAGTAGGATAAAACAATTATGATACTTTTAACTTACGGCACAGCATATAATATAAACATAACAACTGAAGATGTTAGAATAGATACATCTGTACCTAGAACTCAGATAAGACACTTATTGAAGTTTACGAATGATATGGATAAGGGTGTAAAATATGTTTATGGGCGTAGTGAATTTATATACGACAGATATACAAATATCATACTAACACATAACACTACTGAAAATATAGTTGAGGGTAAAATAGATTTTTTACCTTATGGCTATTGGAAATATGAAGTGTATGAAGTTAGTTTTAATGGAGCTTCAGTTGTTGTATCTAACACAACAGTACCTTTAAGTGAAACAGGTACAGCTTCTGACCAATCAGGGATATACGGAACAGTTAAGGGATTAGTAGAAGTAGGTAAATTATTAGTAGAACCACAAGATGGAACTGAACAGGTACAATATACACAAAGACAAGAACCGAGTTCAACAAATTATATATTTATAGAATAAAAAAACAAAAAAATGGCAATAGAAAATGTACAACAATTATTAATAGAGCAACTAGGTAAAAATGGTGGCACAGAAATATTCACTACAGCAGCACAAACAAGTAAAGATTGGTATTGTATTCACTTCCCTGTTGAAAGTGTAGTAGCTTCAATAACAGTAGCAGACGCAACAGGAGAAAGTGCTTTACAAACGACTTTACCTGCGGGAACAACTCTTTTTATGAATGTAACTGCAATCACTTTAACGAGTGGTGTTGGTATAGGGTATAAAGAATAAGATGTTAGCACTTAAATTAGGAATGAGTTTAGGGGGTTCTAATAGACCTATGGGTGCTTGGACACCTGCTAGTGAAGGAACTGATTTAGTTGCTTGGTATAAAAATAAAGAAGGAATTACTGAAGATGTTGGGGTTTCTGCTTGGGCAGATAGTTCTACTTTTAGCCACGATATGGTACAAGATACTGATAGTAAACAACCTGCTTATAATGCTTCTACAGGTGCTTTAACTTTTGACAAAACTGCTTCTCAAAGTTTACAGACTACAAGTCAAATAAGTATAAGTGATGACTTTACTGTTGGAGTAAGGTTAGACCCTTCAGCAATAAATGTAATTGTATTAGGTGATAATACTATAAACAATGAATTTTTTAAAATAAAAGATAGCACTACTTTAAGATTCAAATTATCACACGAAGGTACTAATACTCATATTGATATTACTGTAAATGATGGAGATTTGACTGCTGACAATTATTTAGTAGTTACACGAGCTTCTGATTTAGTTAGTCTTTATGTAAATGGAACTTTGCAAACTGATACAGAAACTTTAGCAGGTATAGTAGATATTGACGCTATAGGAGTAAGGTCGCCTGACGCTAATCCTTATGATGGAATTATACAAGAAGTTCAAATATACGACAGCACAAGTGCAGAACTTACTGCAAACATAAATACTTATTTATCAAATTTATAATATGGAAAACAACATATATAGTGTAGATTTAAGCACTTCAATAGCACCTGTAGTACAAGAGGTGAGAGGTCGTAATTATATTGAATACGGAACAGCAGAATGGGCTAATTTATACCCTCAGTTCTTAATAGACTTATACTACAATTCTAGTACACACGCTGCCATTATAAACGCTACAGCTGAAATGATAGCAGGTACTGATATAATTGCTTTAGAAAACGATAACTTAGAAGCTTTAGTAGGTCTTAAAAAATTCTTAGCTAATGCTAATGGGAAAGAAACCTTACACGAAGTAGTTAAGAAGTTAGCTTTTGACTTTAAACTTCAGGGTGCTTTTGCTTTAAACATTATATGGTCGCAAGACAGACAGAGTATTTCAGAGATTTATCATATTCCGTGCGAACGCATTAGAGCAGGGAAGCCAAATGAATTAGGAGTAGTAGATACTTATTATATAAGTTCTGATTGGTCAAACCTTAGAGGTAATAAACCACAAGCTGTAGCAGCGTTTAATGTAAACGATAGAAGTACTCCAAGTCAAATCCTTTATACAGGTATGTATTCGCCTAATATGGATATTTATTATACACCCGATTATAATGCAGGTTGTAATTGGGCTTTAGTAGACCAAAGAGTAGCTGAGTTCCACCTCAACAATATAGAGAATGGTTTTAGTGGTAGCTTTTTTGTGAATTTCGCGAACGGAATACCTACTAAGGAGGAAATGAATAAAACAGAACAAGCTATAAACAACAAACTTACAGGTGCTTCAAATAGTGGTAAAGTAGTTTACACTTTTTCTGATAGTAAAGAAAACACTCCTGATATTGTACCTATTGCTATGTCTAATGCAGACAAACAGTATATTGCTTTACAGGAACTTCTAATGCAGAATATTTTAACGGCTCATAGATGTACAAGTCCTATGCTTGTTGGAATTAACTCAGACAATGGTTTTGGTAGTAATGCAGAAGAATTGAATAACGCCTTTGAAATATATTTAAACACAGTTGTAAAGCCATACCAAAATCATATCTTAAAAACTTTAAATAAAATACTAACAGTAAATGGTATCAACCTGCCTTTAGAATTTGTGCAGAGCAAACCTATTACAACTATGTTTAGTGTTGAAGAAATGAAAGAGGTAATGACGGTTGCAGAGATTCGTCAAGAATTAGGGTTACCTGAATTAAAAGAAGAAGAGCAAGACTTTACTAAGATGTCTAAGATGACTGAATTAGACAACTTCTTAGAAACAGTAGAAGATATACCTGAAGATTGGGAATTAGTAGATGAGGAAGTAGTTGATGGAGAACACACTGATTTTGATTTTGAAGAAGAACTTAATACTATGGTTTCTGATAAATTAGAACTTACTAGTACAGGAAGGGCTTTACCAAGCAGAAAGTCAGAGCAAGATGGTATTAGTAAAAAGACTTACGACTATTACAGAGTAAGATATGTATATGCAGAAGATAATTTCTTACAAAGAAAGTCAGGTAAGAAAAGAGAATTTTGCACAAGAATGGTAGGTGCTAATAAACTATATAGAAAAGAAGATATTGAAAGAATGTCAAAACAACCTGTAAATAAAGGTTGGGGTAAAGGTGGTGCTGATACTTATGATATTTTTCTCTTTAAAGGAGGTGCAAACTGTCATCATTTTTGGTTAAGGCAAATCTATAAAACTGTAATAGGTGAAAGCAAGACTACTAAGATAGATGATGCAGAGCTTATAGGTTACACTAAAGCTAGGTCAGAAGGGTTTACTGCTAAGAAGAACGACAAAAGAGTTGCAATAGCACCTAAAAGAATGAAGAATAACGGATTTGTTAAAAAAAGATAAGCTATGGGTTATGTATTATTTATAAGTGAGAACAAATTAAAAGATAGCACAGCTATCAATGGGAATGTTTCGGTGGAATATTTACTCCCATATGTAAAAGTCGCACAGAAGAAGTATGTAGAAACAAAACTAGGTACTGACCTTTACGAGAAACTACAAGCTGATATTATTGCAGGAACTTTAACAGGGAATTACTTAACTCTAGTTGATGACTACATTGGTGATATGCTTACGCATTGGGCGTTTTATGAGTGTATTCCTTTTTTGCGTTTCAAGATTCAGAATGGGAACATATATTCTAAGACTTCAGAAACAGGACAAGCGTTAAGTGAAAGTGAAGCGTCAAGTTTGCGTGAAGAAATTATGAATACTAGTGAGTATTACACACAAAGACTTATTGATTATTTATGTAATAACAATTCTTTATTCCCTGAATACACAACTTCTAGTGGTGCTGATGTAAGACCTGACAAAGATAATTATTTTTGTGGTATCAATTTATGAGAAAACATTATAAAGTAAAAAAAGAAAACTTAACTAAATTAAAATCGTACTTAACTAATGCCGATAAAAAAAACAATACAGGAAGTGTCCGAAGTAGCAATAGTAAACGGAACAGTCCTAAGCGTAACAACATTTAGCAACTTAGAGTTGTTTTTAAAGATTTTACTACTAGCAGTTTCAATAGCTTATACTGTAGATAAATGGTATTTGAATAGAAAGAAAAATGAAGAAAAGGAAACTAAATAGTAAAAATCCAAAATACTTTAAAAAAAGTACGGTTAAGTCAAATATTATCCGTAAGTTTGAGCACACTACAAAAAACGGAGTTAAGGTTTATTCATTATGGACGAAAGAAGAAAGTTAAAAGCGAACCTATTAATAGTTAGGGATAAGTTTACAAGCGAAAGCGTTTCAGGTAAATTGTACTTAAATGGTGAGTTCTTATGTTATACTTTGGAGAACCCGTGGTACAAGAATAAAAGGAATGTAAGTTGCATACCTGTAGGTCTTTATGATGTTAGACTTAGATTACCTAGAGAATCTGCAACTAGGGATTATGTACACTTGTTAGTTAAAGAAGTGCCTAATAGATCTTACATCTTATTCCATATAGGTAATACGGCAAAAGACACAAAAGGTTGCATTTTAACAGGAATGTCAAGACAGGATAATATGGTTTTACATTCAAAGAAAGCACATACATTACTAATGCAAGTTTTATTAGATAATGAATTAGCAGAGAATATAGAATTAATAATTAAAAATAGATAATATGAACTTCATTTTAGAAAATTGGTCAGAGCTTATTTTGGCTCTAATGGTTGTAGCAAAAGTAGTTGTAAATATGACGCCAACCGACAAAGATAATAAAGTATTTGCTTATGTTGATGACTTTATTAATTACATTATTGCGGATAAAAGGAATGATTAACTTAAAGTTAATTGAACCAATTTCAAATCTACTTAACACAACTTTAGGACTATTTAAAGACACTAAAGGCAAACTAAGTAGTAAGCGTACAATTTCAGGGATTATAGTTATGACGGCTTCAGCTGACATAGTACAGAACGGAATAGGTTTAAACAATTTAATTTTAACTTTTTTGGGTGTACTGCCTGTAATCTTTTCAATATTTGAATGTCAGAATACAAATCAATCAGACTTAGGTTAAAACCTGAAGAAGCAGAAGTTATTTATAATCTTAGGCAAAAAGAAACTAATAACATTTTAGTTATTGGTGATTTACACGAACCTTTTTGTTTAGATGGTTACTTAGACTTTTGCAAAGAACAATACTATGCTTATAATTGCACGGAGGTAGTGTTTATAGGTGATGTAATAGACAATCACTACTCTAGCTATCACGAAGCTTCTGCTGATGGAATGGGTGGCTTAGACGAGCTAGAATTAGCTATTAAGAAAATAGGTAGATGGCGTAATGCCTTCCCTGTAGCAACTGTAATTATAGGAAATCACGATAGAATTATAATGCGTAAAGCTCAGACTTCCTCAATACCTTCTAAATGGATTAAATCTTTTAAAGAAGTATTAGAAACTCCTGATTGGAACTTTGTAGAACGATACGAAACAGATGGAGTGCAGTATATACATGGAGAAGGAGGTACGGCTAGAAGTAAGTGTCGTGCTGATATGATGAATACCGTTCAAGGGCATTTACATACCCAATGTTATACAGAACACTATGTAGGAAAGAAGTTCAGAGTATTTGGAACTCAGGTCGGTTGTGGAATAGACCATAAGTCGTATGCTATGGCGTATGCTAAGTATGGTAAAAGACCTGCTGTTGGCTGTGCAGTCGTGCTAAACAATGGTCAAACTCCCATCAATCTTTTAATGCCTTTATAGGTACACCCCTTTACGCTCTAAGGCACTTTCACATCTTTTTAATGGTAATATACTAGACAGCACTTAAAGTTGCTTATCTAGTAAAAACACTCTTAACACTTAAATTGTTAATAACTTTGGTAAAAAGTATGTTAAAAGTTTGGTTAGTAAGTTTTTTTTTGTACTTTTGTACTGTCAATAATTAAAAGACAATAAAACAAAATTAATTAAAAAGAAAAAGAAATGGCAAAAAAGAAAATCGTAAACAGAAACACAGGAGAACTAATATCAACAAATGAACTAATATCAACACTTGTTGAATTACAGAATAAGTTAAAAGAACTAATTAACTATAAAGAAGCACTTGAAAAAGAACTAGAAGCTAGAAAAAAATAAATTAATCAGGGGGTGTAAAAACCCCCACAAACAATCAAGAAATGAAATACAAAATCGTAAACAGGAACACAGGAGCAACTTACTTCTTAAACTCACAAGAATATGCAACATTTGTGCAAAGAAACAGCTTTTTCAAAGATGGTGTTTGTCAATATGACGAATACAATTTAACTAAAGAGAAAGCTAGAAGAAGAAATAAGATGTTAGACCTAGTTGCTCACTTGTGTATAATAGGAGCTTCAATCTTAGGTACTTTACTTTACATTCAAAACTACTGCTAAGATGACAATACAAGACGCAAACTACTTAGAATTTTCTACTTATGTAGATTACAACAAGCCGTTCTATTCAAATCTTTTTGGAAGAGATTTAGACAATACTAAAGTAAGAGCTGATGAATGGTATTTAAAGCCTATGTACGAGCAGTTAAGCTTTACTTCATACGACAAGGCTTCAGGTCATTTTAATAACGATATAAGCTATAACAGCAGATCAGTAATAGTTGTAGGAACTGAATTACAAATCTATAACAAGTTTTGTGAGATGATTGAGAAACACGGGTGGCAACTTCAGGATAGTTGGGATAGAGAATTAAAGCCTGAATATTTAAAACACTATAAATCAAATAATAATTCACCAATAATAATTAATTTAATATGACACCAATTGAACTACAAGAAGCCAAAGAGCTTCACAAAAGACTGCACGAAATAAATACTTTTCAATGTGTAGATAACGAACTATACCTAAGAGGTAAAGATGAAATGGGAGAGGATTTTACAATATGTTTTGACGCTTTTAACTTCTTAGAATGGATAAACAAAGATCAGATAGAATATATAAAACAAAAAGTAATTGAGTATGTTGAAGAAAAATAATTTATTACTTTTACACCAAATTATTAACAGGCAAAAATATTCCTAGCCAATTAACATAGGTAGAAAATATGAAAACAGAAGCACTAAAAGAAAAGTACATTAAGTACAATCTAACAAAAGATGATGTCTTTAAACATCAGCACTACATTATCTTGACAAGAAGCGGTATTGATAAGATACAGGCTTTGGAAAACATTCACATAGATTATGATGTTATTAAATGTGAAAAAGATTTTTGTGTAGTAAAAGCCAATGCAAGAAAAGAAGGAAAGGCAATTCAAACATTTGGATCAGCTTTAAAAGGAGCAGGTTTTAAGGACGGAAACACTAACTCGTGGTACACTATGGAAATGGCAGAGAAACGAGCAATGTCAAGAGCTGTACTGAAACTAACAGGTTTCTATGAGCTAGGAGTATTCGGTGAAGATGAAGCAGAAGATTTTAAAAAGAGTAATAACTAAATAAATAAATAAAAATGGAAGTAACAGGAACAGTATTAAGAAAACTTGAATTAGAAACAGGAGTATCTAAAGCAGGTAAAGAATGGAAGAAGCAATCAATAGTAATTGATACAGGTAACGACTTTAATAATGAAATATGTGTTAGTGCCTTTGGTGATAAATTAGAGCAAATGAACAAGCTAGAAGTAGGTATGGATGTATCAGTTCTTTGTAATGTTTATTCAAGAGAATACAATGGTAGATATTTTCATAATATAGATGGCTACTTTTTTACTAATCAGAGTAATAAATCTTCAGACAAAATACAGAATGGAGAAGAAGATATGCCTTTTTAAGATGAATACAGAAGATAACTTTAAAAACCTTTGCGACCTTACTACAAATTTAGTAGGGTTGCCTAAAGGCTCTCTAGCTTTAAAAACTAGAAAGACAGAATACCAAGTACCTAGAATGGTAGCAGCTATGATTTCAAGACTTGAAGATAAAACTCATAGGGATATAATTGCTAAAGTATTGGATAGAGATAGAACAAGCGTGAACCATTACGAAAGGTGTCACTCATCTAACTACTCATCATTCCCTTTGTATCGTGATACATTCAACAAAGTATTTAACGCTTATACGGAACTCAAAGACGCTAAATTAACTTTTATTGACTTGTTTAATTTACAGGAACATCTAAGAAAAAACGGCATACACGATAGCTCAAAACATCAGACTACTATCCGTATTAGTACAGGTAAATTTAAGATAGCTGTAAATGTTTCTTACAAAGACTTCTATAATCAATTAGAATTATGTAAGTTAGCCCTTCAAAATTATCAACACGAAATAGAAGTAATATGAAAGAAAAGCCAAGTTACTATGCCATTATCCCTGCTCAGGTGAGATATGCAAAAGAATTAACTCCTAACGCTAAATTACTTTATGCAGAGATAACGGCTTTGGCTCAAAAAGATGGTTCTTGTTGGGCTAGTAATAAATACTTTTCAGAGCTTTATAATGTATCAACAGTAACAATAAGCAGATGGATAAGCAGCTTAGTTGATAACTCCTTTATTATTAGGAAGATAGTTTATAAAAAAGGTACTAAAGAAATTGATAAGAGGTATTTACAATTAAGTCAAGAGGGTATTAACAATAATGATAATACCCCTATTAACAAAATTGTTAAAGATAACAATACAAGTATTAATAATACAAGTATTAATAATATATCTATAAGGGAATTAAAATTTATTAATGATGTTTCTTTATTTGATTATGATAAAAATATTTTAGATAGTTTTACAGATTATTGGACTGAGCCTAATAAATCTAAAACAAAAATGAAATTTGAACTTTGCCAAACTTGGGAAACAAAACGCAGACTAAAGACTTGGGCTAATAATCAAAAGAAATGGGATAAACCTAAGTCTAATAAAAAAACAATGAGTAAGTTAGACGCACAAATTAATGAATGGCAAAAAGCAAAAGAATTATTATGACAGAAAAAGAATTTTATAATTTATTGTTAGATGAATTAAATGAAATGCAGGATTATATATTATGTCCTATGGATATATTAGATACTGTTGAGGATTATATAGAACATCATATAGATAAAGAAGTTAATAAAAGATTAGATGAAATGGACGATACAATAAAAAAAATTGAATTATGAAACCATTAAAACAAGAAAACCTAAAAGATCTGACTGAAAAAGTCCTAGACTTAGTTGCTAAGACTTCAGTTGAAATAGGACACAGATCAGACGCACAGACTTTAGCTTCACTATCTAAAATATTTGCTGAGGACTTAATACAAGAAAAGCGTTTCGGTAATATGACTTTCAACCAAGTTCAGGACGCATTTAGACAGGGCGTAAGATTTGGAAAAGACGAACCCTTTTTAAATATCAGAACCTTTTACAAGTGGGTGTATGCTCAGAAGAAGTTAGTAGACAATGCCTACTATGAAGTTCACACTTTAGGAAAGCCAAAGGATAAGACCTTATGGTATCAAGAACCTGTAAAGCTATTAAGATGATAGGTTGGGTAATAATAACAGCCATTGTAATGTGGTTAATAAGAAAATTGAAATGAAGATATTAACAATCGTATGGGGAATAATAATTATACTTTGTCTTTTAGAAGCATATTTTTGTTCTAAGTTTGAAGATGAAATTTGAAAGAAAAGCACATAGAGAAAGACAGAACAAAGCTTTAACTCAGTTTTGCAATCACTTTGGTTTAACTTATGGTTCACATCAGGAATATGCTCACATAGACGCAGTTCTTTATAACAAAGGAAAGATTACAGGTTTTGCTGAAGTAAAAGGAGTTCATAAGAATATAGAGGACAAACAAGATGTTATTGTAGCAATGAGAAAGTTGGTAAGAGCTCAACAGCTTCAAGTCAGTAGCGGGAAACCTGTAGCAATTATATGGGCTTTTAATAATGCAATAGTATATGAAAGAATAAATAACTTGAAAGGAATCTTTTATTATGGTGGCAGGAAAATTAGGGAAGGAAGTACCTTTGACCAAGAAATGCTCATTAAAGTATTAATTAAAAACCTAATAAGAATTGAAAAAGACAGTTAGTAAATTAAAAAAGGAACTTGACAAGTGGTTTAGTCTTTACATTAGACTTAGGGAAGCAAACGAATATGGAATGGTACAATGCTTCACTTGTGGAGTAGTCAGGCACTACAAAGATGGTATGCAGAACGGACACTTCCAAAGTAGGAAACATCTATCAACTCGTTTTGATGAGGAAAATTGTCAAAATCAGTGCGTGAAATGCAATGTCTATTCTTGGGGGGAACAGTATAAATTCAGTCTAGCATTAGATGCAAAGTATGGGGAAGGTAAAGCTCAGGAATTACAATACTTAGCTAGAACAACTTTGAAGATAAGTCGTGTTGAATATGAGGAAAAGATAAGTTATTACAAATCACTTGTTGAAAAGTTAAAAAAAGAAAAAGGAATTGAGTAAACTTTTTTATTAAGTTTGGCGTATGATAGAACCAATTTATGCAAGTACCGAACATAAGTTTATAATCCAAAGCTATATCAATATGACACTAGAGTTCGTAAAAGATATTGCAACACCAACCAAGTACAATAACTATTTAGAAGTATTTGAAATAATAATTGAATATCACAACGGATATGGTAAAGGCGTAAGAGAAAATAACTTTTACGATTGGATTATGATAATCCCTATAAACTTATCAGTTATGACTAATGGGTTCTTTGCAGGAATTGAAACAAAGAGAAACGCAACAATAATAAGGTCGTATAAAACAATACTAAACGAGATACTTCAGGAAACAGTAGATAAGATAGAAACTTTAGAAATGACAAATGAATGAAATATATAAAGTAATTGCTGACTGTAGGAGTGAGTTTGAAAAGATGTGTTATGGTTTAACTACTGACAAAAACACAGTAGATGATGCAGTACAGGAACTTATGATTTATATGCTTCAAATGAATCCTGAAGTTTTATCTAAAATATATACAAAAGATGGTAAAGAAGGTTTAATAAAGTATGGAGCAGTTGCATTAAGAAGAAGTCTAACAAGTGTAAGAAGTGCTTACTATTATAAATACGACAAATACTATACACATATTGACGAACTAACAAGCACTTTAACTTACGAATACAAAAATACATCTGCTAAAGACCTTTACAACCTGCCTAATGAAGTTTTAGATGTTTGTAAGTATGAGCAACTAGAAAGTATAGATAACACCTTAGACGGCTTGTATTGGTACGACAGAGCTATATTCAAGTTATATTACTATAAGGGAAAGACTTTATCAGGACTTGCTGAAGAAACAGGAATAAGTAGAAACAGTCTTTTCACTACAATAGATAAAGTAAGGGAAATACTTAAAAAGGAATTGAATGAATAAGTTTTTTGTACCTAATGAAATATATGAAGATAGAATAGCTATCTGTAAGAGTTGTGTTTATTATTTTAAACCTACAGGAACTTGTAAAGACTGTGGCTGTTTTATGAAGATAAAGGCAAGACTTGCAACAATGGGTTGTAGTCAGAAGAAATGGGCAAAAACAACTGAAGTAGAAACTCCTGAAAGTTTACCACAGGAAATAGTAGATGAGATATTAGATATGTGGAAAGATTTAAAAACAGGGAAAGCAAAAAACAAAGCAGCTAAAAAGAGAATGATTGAAACTTATAACACCATTTTTAATACCAACTACAATGTAGGTACTAACTGTGGCTCTTGTATTTCAACTTGCTTTAAAGGAATAAAAAAACTATATGAAGAATATGCTAAGGGATAAACTTAACTTAAATAACAATGCGGTTATTTTCTTATTTTTTACTGAACCCTTAGCGTATTTAAAACTAAAACAATAGATATGGCTTCAACAAATTTAAGTATGTTAAATAAAACATCAAACAATTCTTTGTCTGATGAGTGCTACACTCCTAATGAAGCAATATTACCTTTGTTAAATGAGTTGCCTAAAGATAAAGTTTATTATGATTGCACGAGTGGCATTAGTTCTAATATAGTGGATTGCTTTACTTCTAATGATTATAAATGTGTATCAAGCAAAGATAGTGATTTTTTAACAGATGAACTTCCTGATGGAATTGATGTTATAATTACCAATCCTCCTTATTCTAAAAAAGATAAGTTTATTGAAAGGTGCTATGAGTTGAAAAAACCTTTTGCTTTATTACTTCCTGTAAGTTCTTTGCAGGGAATAAAAAGAGGAGAAATGTTTGCTAAAAATGGAATTGAAATACTAGCATTAAAAAAGAGAATAGATTTCACAGGAAAGGGTAGTCCTCACTTTGGAGTTGCTTGGTTTTGTCATAATATATTAAAGCAAAATTTAATTTTTAAATAAAATAATATGGAAAGAACTTACAAAACAATTAAATGGATATTAAAGAAACATATTGATAAAGGAGTTAAATCTTTATGGACTTGGGAGAACGATAATTTTACTTGTATATTTGAAAACTATGATGGTGATAGTAGGATATATACACCTCATCAACTTTTAAAACTATTAAGCAAATGATAACACTAGCAATAATAGTAGCTGTCTTAATAATCATATTTTTTGTAAATACAATTATAGAAAATAAGATAGCAATAAAAAACAACAAAGATTTAATTGATAACATAAATAAACTAAATGAAAGATATTAACTATAAAGAAACACCAACACCTAATTACTATATTGGTGAAGTATTTGGATATGAAGCTAAAGACATAATTACTGACTTTGGACTTTCGTATAATTTAGGAACGGCTACAAGCTACATACTCAGAAGTGCAAGAAAGCACGATACACAAATTGACTGTTTGCAAAAAGCTATTAATCACTTACAGTTTGAATTAGACAAACTAAAGAAGTAAGACCGAATAAAATAAATAAACAAAAATTCTATTATATACTAAGACACTACATTATGAAACAACAAGTTAAGATAAGTAAAGTAAAGGGAAACCCTGACAATCCTAGAATAATTAAGAACGATAAATTTAAAAAGCTAGTAAAGTCAATACAAGAGTTCCCTGAGATGTTAAAGTTAAGACCAATTGTAGTTGATGAAGAAATGGTTGTCTTAGGTGGTAATATGAGATTAAAGGCAAGTAAAGAAGCAGGACTTAAAGAAGTATGGGTAGAAGTAGCAGAAGGATTGTCAGAAGAACAAAAGAAAGAGTTTATAGTTAAAGACAATGTAGGGTTTGGAGAATGGGAATGGGATATGTTAGCTAATGAATGGGATAGTGTAGAACTTGCAGAATGGGGTTTAGATGTATGGCAGAATGAAGATGATATTGAAACAAGTGATGAGTTTAGTTTACCTGATGGGGATAAAAGCAACTTAGAGCAAATAACATACACGCTAAGTAGTGAGCAAAGCAATATAATAAAAGAAGCAGTACAAGAAATAAAACATACTGAGGAATACAAGTATGTAGAAACTTTCGGAAATGAAAATAGTAATGGTAACGCTTTATATTTATTAATACAACAATGGGTAGGGCAAAAGAAATAATAGTAAAAGTTATAACAAGTAAAGTTGCTAATGCTTTTGTAAAGAAACAACACTACTCAGGTAAGGTTGTTCCTAATAGTACTTTACATTTTGGTTGCTTTTTAGATAAGCGTTTACACGGAGTAATGAGTTTCGGACCTAGTATAAATAAAAAGGGAACAATTAACTTAGTAGAAGGAACAGGTTGGAATGAGTTTATTGAATTAAACCGAATGGCTTTTAATGACTTTCTTCCTAAGTATAGTGAAAGTAGATGTATTAGTGTTGCTATGAAATTAATAAAGAAAAACGCACCTCACATAAAATGGGTAATTAGTTTTGCAGATGGAACACAATGTGGAGATGGAACAATATACAGAGCAAGTGGTTTTAAGTTGGTTGGTATTGCTGAAAATACAGCTTTAAGAATAAACCCTAAAACCCTAAAACCAATGCACATAATACAAGCACACCATTTAAAAATGAGTAGTGAGTTTAGAAATTGGAAAGCTTATGAAGGTTATCAGTTAAAATATATATATTTTATTGATAAGAAAATGGAAAGTAATTTAACAAAGCCAATTATTCCTTTTAGCGAAATAGATAAAATAGGTGCAGGAATGTATAAAGGCGAAAAGATAACATTAAAAGAAAGAAAAGAAAATAAGCGTGATTAGCATATACAGTAATGCGTTGGCTATTCCAAGTCAAAGAAGGGGTGCAATTCCACCATCACGCTCTAATATAACATTGAAAAATGGAACAGAATAGAACAAAGATTAACAAAGAGAGATTACTCAAAGCATTAGAAAGTTCTTTAGGAGTAATAACAACAGCTTTAAAAGCAACTGACCTAAGTAGAACAAACTTTTATAAGTGGTTAAAAGAAGATGAAGAATTTGCAGCTAAGGTTGAAGAAATAGAAAACATACAACAGGACTTTATTAAGTCAAAGTATTATGAATGCGTAAAAGACAAAGTACCTTCAGTTGTAATACACGCTGCAAAGACTAGATTAGGTTGGAATGAAACAAACAGAGTAGATATAACTTCAGGAGATAAAGCTATCAATATGCCTGTTATAACATTTGTTGAAACTGATACTGAATAAGAAATACAATCCTTTATTTTCATCTGATGCTCGTTACTTTATTATAACAGGCGGTAGGGGTTCAGGAAAGTCTTTTGCTGTAACAGTCTTTCTTACTTTACTTACAATGACTAAAGGAATAAGAATACTCTTTACCCGGTACACTATGACTTCAGCTCACTTGTCAATCATTCCTGAGTTCTTAGAAAAGATAGGGCTGCTAGGATTTGATAATGTCTTTAGTATTAATAAATCAGAAGTATTAAATACAAGCAACAATTCAGACATATTGTTTAGAGGAATTAGAACCTCAGCAGGAAATCAAACAGCAAGTCTAAAGTCATTACAGGGAATAAGCACTTGGGTATTAGATGAAGCTGAGGAATTAGTTGATGAGAATATCTTTGATACTATTGATTTAAGTATAAGGGAAAAGAATATACATAATAGAGTAGTCTTAATACTTAATCCTGTAACTAAAGAGCATTGGATATACAAAAGGTTTTTTGAGGACAAAGGTGTAGAGGGTGGTTTTAATGGCTTTAAAGACAATGTATGCTATATCCATACTAACTACCTAGATAACAAAGAAAACCTCTCACAGAGCTTCCTAGAGCGTATTAAGAGCATAAAGCATAGAAACTTTAAAAAGTATCAGCACAAAATCTTAGGTGGTTGGTTAGATAAAGCAGAAGGAGTTGTCTTTGAGAATTGGTCAATAGGTGAATTTAATCCTGATGGCCTACAGACTTCCTGTGGAATGGACTTTGGTTTTAGTGTTGATCCTGATAGTTTGACAGAAGTAGCTATTGATAAAAAGAAGCGTAAGATATATTTAAAAGAGCATATCTATAAGAATGGTATTAAGTCAAATGAATTGGCTAAAATCATATTAGACAAAGTTGGTGATAAACTTATTATAGCAGATTCAGCAGAACCAAGACTAATAGCAGACCTTAGACATTTAGGAGTAAACATTAAACCTGTAAAGAAAGGAACTATTGAAAGTGGGATAACTCGTATGCAAGATTATGAACTTATTATAACTCCTGAATCAACTAACATAGCCAAAGAGCTAAACAATTACATCTATGCTGACAAAGGTTCTAAACTTTATGTAGACAACTACAATCACGCAATTGATGGTATTCGTTACAATGTTATTTATCATTTAGATAACCCTAATGCAGGTCGTTACTTTGTGCAGTAAACTAAAAACAATAAAATTCTATTATATAGTATGAAAGTTAAAATCAAAAAAGAAGGTAAAAAAGAAACCTTTAATTTAATTGATAGTTGGTCAGATGTAACTTTAGAGAAATGGGCAGAGCTTGTTTCTTTAAATGAGGGTACAAAATCTAAAGAAGCACTAGAAACAATTAGAGCTATGTCAGATATACCTAAGCAACTGATTAACCAATTATCACTTTATGATGTAGCAGGTATTATGGGTGCTATTTCTAAAATGCAAGAGGAAGCAAATAATGAGCTACAGAATATTATAGAAATTGATGGAGTTGAATATGGATTTCACCCTAACCTTTCAGATATTACATTAGGGGAGTATGCCGATTTGGAAACTTTCATAAAAGAAGGTGTTGATAAAAGTCTGCCTGAAATAATGGCTGTCCTTTACAGACCTATCACGGAACGCAAAGGGAAATATTATACCATAGAAGCGTATGATGGTGATATACGGCTCAGGGCAGAAGAAATGAAAAAGATGTCAGCTGAACAGGTGCAAAGTGCATTGGTTTTTTTTTGGAGTTTCGCCAAGCAACTATTGATAATTTTGCCATTGTATTTAATGGAACAGACAGAAGCGATAGTGAAGCAACAGCAGACGAAACCTTTGCAAGTAAATGGAGTTGGTTCGGAGTTTTTCACAGATTAACAAATGCAGATATTTCAAAACTAGAAACAATAGTGAAATTAAACCTTTATGAGTGCCTTACTTGGCTAAGTTATGAAACAGATTTAAACGATACTAAAACAGTAAATAGAAATGATTAATAACAAAACATATCAGAATGTAGTTAGCGTGTTAAAAGCAGCAGGTGATTTACATAAACAAATAAACACAACTACAGTTGGAGATATTTATGATGTAGATTTAGAAAAGAATACTAAATATCCTTTAATGCACATCAACCCAACAAGCGTTCAAGCTAACGAAAGCTCACTAAGTTATAATTTTCAGATATTCGTAATGGATTTAGTAAGTGAAGATACTGATTGGTCAGGAGCTACTGTAATAAATCAAAGTAATGAGCAGGAAGTGTTGTCAGATTGCCTAAGTATTTCAACTGATATTATTGGAATGTTTAGACATAGTGATTGGCAAACTGAAAGTGGTTTTGATATACCTGTATATTTTAGTGGAGTAGGTCAAACGCTAGAACCATTCACAGAAAGATTCGACCAAAATGTAACAGGGTGGGTATTTACAATAGCAATAGAAACTGAGAATGACTTTCAGACTTGCGTAATTCCTGTAGAAGCAAATTAACTAACAAATAAATAAAAATAAAATGGCAGATTTAAC